ACTCTTCATAGCTTCTTGGTCTTATCTTCTTACTAAGACCTAGAAACCAAGATTGAAGAGAACTCAGAAAGAAGGGTTTTTATTTTCGTCAATACGTAGGCGTGGGGAGGGAGACGGGGTGGTATGCTGTGGCCACGAAACGGCGACCAATGGACCAGCAGCCACCAGACGGCTACCAGGAGATCGGCGAGAGCCTTGCCCAGGCAGTCGCCGAAGGACTGAGGGGCTTCCGTTGGGGCGCAGACCTGGCAAACCTGTCTGGCTACACCACGGGACAGTTCAAGCAATGGCTGGCGTACTACCGAGAAGTTCACGCCAAGGACCTGGAGGTGCTAGACCGTCAGCGGCTACGTCGGTCCAAAAAGATCAGTAAGTGGAAGAAGCAGTCGGAAAGATTGCGCAAGCAAGCGAATGGGCTTGACAGGTAGCCGCAAGCCACGTACACTCAGCAAATCACAACACAGCACCATGCCTCAAGAACTCCCAAATCTCGCTGGCGTTGCTACCAAGAACCTGATCGAAAAGATCGGCAGTGGCAGCTACTCCGCTGAATACATCAACTGGAGCCGCACCCTTAAGCTTCTGCGTGAGTACGCCCCTGGTTGGTGCATCGAGTCTGTCTTCAATGCTGAGGGTGGCCTGGTGCATCGTGCTCCCGGCAATGGCGGCTACCTTCTGCTGCGTTTCCGTCACGTTGATGGAACCGTCACGCCAGAGGTTCCTCAGGCAGTGATGGACAACAGGAACAAAGCGATTATCTACGACAACATCAGTGCCCGCGATGTCACTGATACGCATCGTCGTGGTGCCTGCCTTGCCGCTGCCATGACATTTGGTCTGGCCTATGAGCTCTGGGCAAAGCTTCCACTAGAAAGCGGCTATGCGGATGAACAACCTGCCTCTGTAGCTACTGCCGCTCCTCCTGCTGCTGCCGCAGCAACAGCACCTTCTGCGCAAACAGTTACGAAAGAGAAATTTCTTGAGGCTGCTATTGAAAAAGGTCTGACTACTCATGCAGCGGAAGCGCTGGCAGCTAAGCTCAATGGGAACTATGCTGGTGGCATTGATCGCCTCAAGGAAAAAGATGATGCATGGGTGAAATCGTTCAATGAGGCATCTGCCCCAAAGAACAGCGCCGAGCAGTGGTAAACGGGGCCTACCCGCAACTGGGCTCACTCGATAGCGTAGTGGGCCCTTTGGACTTGCTCAATGCTGCTACGGCATCAATCGCTTCCTTTTTTAACGGCGTCATTATTGAAGACTACAATCAAAAAAACTAATGAAGGAAAACAACACCAAGACTGATATTACAAACTGGCTTGATAATGCTGGTAGGTATCCAGTGCTTTCTCCAGATCGCGTATGCATGATTGCAAGGGAAATTCAGTCGCTTCCAGAAGAAAGCCATAGGCGTCGCAAGCTTGTTAATACGCTTGCAAGACATAACCTAAGGCTTGTTGTTTCATTTGTTAAAAGCTTCCTTGCTGCAGCGCCAGTTAATAAATGGGGTTGCACAGAAACTGTAGACTATTTGCAAGTTGGTGCAATTGGGCTCATTCGTGCTGCGGAAATGTATGATCCTACAAAAGGATATACATTTGCAACATACGCAAATTACTGGATTCGCAGTAAGGTAAGTCGATATAATATTAAAAATAGAAGTTTAGTCCATGTTAGTGAATCGATGTCCCGCAAAATTATTTTTTATAGTCGCAATGGTTATCTAAAATCAAAGAAAAATGGCGAGCGTTATGACGATAATGTAATCGTGCCTGTGCTACGTGAAGCCAATGCGGCCCTGTCATATTCATCGCTTAATGTTCCCGATGATAAAGGAAATGAAATGATCAATAAGATTCCCGATCGCTCTAGCAAGCCTGGCAGTGACTTGCTTTATGAAGACATTCATCAGGCGTTGGATAATGCAGGAATTACCCCGCTCGGTAAGGAAGTTCTTGTTTCCTTGTTTGTGCACGAAGAAACCTGTCCACAAATCGCAATCAGGCTGAGCATGCCTGTTGCCAGGATTAGGAAGGAAAAAGAGACGGCATTGACACTGGCTCGCTGCAGCAAAGAGCTTGCTGGGTTGGTATAATGTGACTGTACATAAACCCATCAAGGGTCCCGATGGCTTCGATTTCTATTGTTGGTAAGGTCGTCTGCAAAGAAGGCACTGCCCCTGTCAGTCTTAAAACTTTTGATAACGGTAATTCGATCGCTACGTTTTCAGTAGTTGATAACGAATACTTCTACGTTAAAGAAGGCGAAGAGCGCTTCGGCCAGTTTTATAGCGTTGAGGTAAACGGCAAGGCCGCTACGATCGTTACTGATCGCCTGCAACGTGGTGATCGGGTTGGTGTTCATGGTCAATTGGTGCAACGTCAGTATCAAGACAAGGTTTACCTGACCATCAAGAACGCACGTGTTGTTACCCAAGAACCTCGGCGTGATGGTCCTAGTAGCGAAGAAGTTCCGTTCTGACGCATAGCCTGCTAGACTGTTGTGGCCCGTTTCGGCGGGCCTTCTTCTTTTGAAAACAATGACCTCTTCCCAAATCCAACTGGGTTCTGATACGGTTAATCCGCGGGACATTCTGGATGCGTTTAATGATCCAACTCATAATGATCCTACGGTTAACCGAGACGCAGAGAAGAATACTGCCCTGCAGGCAGTTGCTTATGTTCTCGGTCGTAACTTCAAGGCTGCTGAAGCCAGTGCTGGTGATGGCGTGTTTTCGTTGAACATCAAGCTTACCTTTGATCGCAATGATGTCCCGACGACAATCAAGGCAGTTGCTCGTTGCTCTCGCGTCTCTAAGGCAGATATCGAACTGACCTGTCCGCAGGACGATTGATCGATAACAACGAACCGGAACAGTTCGTAGCAGTAATATGCGGTGCCCTTATTGGTGCCGCATCCATCATAGTACCACTGCTTGCACTATTACTTTGAACACAATCAAGTCATTGGACCTGCCGCCAGGTAGCGTCGGTGCTTTCATTGAAGATTTGCCCATGTTGACAACAGCACACGTAAAGCCGTTTGTTGTTGCCATATTGCTACATCGTGGTGCTGTGCGATCATCGGAAGTAATTGCATCACTTGTTCCACATTGTTGTAGTGATGATTTAAAGGTCGGTGGATGGGATTCACTTGACAATGAATACTGTGAAGGCACTAGAACCGAAAAGCTAGTCGATGAAGTACTTGGTGAATTTGTAGCGCAAGGTATTACTCGTTACAATGAAGAGCAAGACCTGTGGGTGCTTACTGCTAATCACTTGCCGCAAGTAATCTCTTGGGTGACAGCACTCGGTGCTAAGATGCCTCAGCACTTGTTGACAGAAATGAGCAGGCAACAGGTATTGTCTTTGCCGGAAACCGCCCATGAATGACCAGGAAGCCACCGATCAGTGGGATGGAACTGATATTGAACCTTCTTATGCGCCGCGTAAAATGAAGGCAGAAGACTCTGAATCATTGGGTGATGATTACGTCGCAAGCTATCGAGAGGGTGATTTATTTTCCTGACTACGTTATCGAAGTCAGGGCACCGCTGTTCTCAAAGGCTCGCCCCAGGCTAACAAAATCAGGCCATGCGTACATGCCAGAGTCGTATCGCTTGGCGCAAGCCAACATGAGACATCAGATTCGTGAACAATGGCAGCCACGTGAACCGTTGAACGGGCCGATTGCACTGTACATTGAGATGCATGGCGAGGCCAGGCTTGACGCGGATAACGGGGCAGGTGCACTCATGGATGCAGCAGGCCCATCAAAGAAGGAAGCGGGTGTGCTATGGCAAGACGATCGGGTATCCATCATCCCATTGCTGATTGTCGACTGGAAAAAGGCAAAGAAAGATGATTCGCTTTGGCGCATCCATATCCTGGAGCTCGCTATACTGACTGAGAAGTGTCAGATTGGCTGATGGCTGCCGCAGTTTCATACATGCAGGCGGATCCTGCTTACCGGAAGGACCCGGCTCATGCGCAGTCGCATGTTAAGCATATTTTAAGATCGCCTGCTCATTACCTGGCAGCCAAGCAGCGTCGGTTTGCACCAACAATCTCAATGCAGATCGGCTCGGCTCTGCATTGCCTGGTTCTCGAAGGGCAGGAGCAGTTTGATAATGATTATGTCCTTAAGCCTGATGGTCTGTCGATGACGACTAAAGCAGGAAAGGAGTGGAAAGAACAAAATGCCAAGAAGACGCCACTGTCCAAGACGGATCAGTATGCATCCTGGGATGCTGTTCATGGAATGACCAAATCGTTGCGAACACTCGAATGGTTCAATCCGCAACAAGAAGAGTACAGGAAATACAACGAAGTTTCTCTGTATTGGGACGCTGATGGAATCGACTGCAAGTGCAGGCTTGATCGACTGGTACTGAATAAGGATTCTGCAATCGTGCTTGATCTTAAGACAACTGACAGTGTTGATGAACGGGACTTCCTGAAGAAGGTAATCGGTGGCATGAACTACTTGTTTCAGGCTGCATGGTATGTCCAAGGCGTTGAAGCAGTCTACAAGGTTCCGGCTTCTTTTGTGTTCATCGGTGTTGAACGCACGCCACCATATTCGATGGCTGTTTTTGAGGTTTCATCCGCGATGCTAGCAGAAGGCCTCAGGCAGACACATGCCGCCAGGCTTCGGCTCGCTGATTGCTTAAAAGCCAATAAGTGGGTGGCGCCGTCCACGACATCAACCATGCTTGAACTGCCGCCGTGGTACCATTCCCCATTGGATGGTGCTACGCTAGATGTGCATGTCGATAACCTTGATGCAGCCTTTGCTATTTGATCATCATGAGTAGCTCAAGTTCTAGCTCCAGTTCTGCTTCTATTTCTACGTCAGGCCTGCTTGGCGTGCTGTTTGTTGGCCTTAAACTGACGGGCTTTATTAATTGGCCATGGGTCTGGGTGCTGGCACCATTCTGGATTCCGGTCGTTATCGTCCTCGGCATTTTGCTTCTTGGTGGCATTGCAGTACTTACCTGTTATCTTATTAACTCATTGAAATGACACTGATCGATTCAAGGTTTAAGGTGGTTACAATTGCCGCCACCCCCAATCCGCAGCAGTGCGTCTATGCCGCGATGCACCAGGACTACAGCGAGGGCTTCGTGGCCGATCAGGCTCACGAATGGCCCGATGAAGCGCGGGCCGGAGAGATCTGCGTCAAGCGCCTGCTGGCCGGCGAGCGGGGGCACTACGGCCCCCTGGAGCACGCCCAGATCGTGCTCAATGTGGGCTGGTTCCCCCATTCGGTGATGCAGCAGGCCCGCACCCACCGGGTGGGGGTGAGCTTCGATGTGCAGTCGATGCGTTACACAGGCGACCGCATTTGTAAGGCAGCGCTGGGTCAAGTCGATCTCGAAGAAGTTTTCTACTTGCGTCCCCCAGGCCAGTACAGCGATCGGCAAGGGAAAAAGTATACCTACACTGAGCATCAGCGTAACAAAGATTTGGCGTTGTGTGAGGAAGCGGCTAGTCGTTATCATGATCTGATTCTTGGTGGCTTTGCTGAAGAACATGCTCGCGGTATCTTGCCTTTCGACTATCGTCAGCACTTTGTCGTCAGTTTTTCCCTTCGTGCATTCTTGCATTTTCTTGATCTTCGTGCCAAACTAGATGCTCAAGAAGAAATCAGGGCACTGTGTGAACTGATGCTTCCTTGCCTTCGCGACTGGACACCACAGTTTGCGGAATGGTACGAAAAAACACGCCTTCACAAAGCACGCCTCGCCCCTTAATCCTTATCATGTCTTTCCAGCAAAAAGGATCAATCGATCCTGCCCTCCTTCTCGGTTCGTTTGCTATCATCGGAGCAGTTGCGTTCGCACTCTGGGGCTTCCCTCAGTTGGGCGTGTATAATCGCACCCTAGCAGGCAAGGCAGCACTGATGGAGGCCGAATCTACTCGTCAGGTTCGTGTTCTCGAAGCTAAAGCCAAGGAAGAGGCTGCAGCACTCGAAGGCCGAGCAGAGGTCACTCGCGCCGAAGCCAGTGCAAAGGCGATCTCTGCGCTTAAGCGTGAGCTCGGTTCTAGCGAGGCTTACCTCAAATGGCTTTACATTCAAGGCCTGCAGGAACAAGGGAATGCGCAAGGCGAAAAAACTGTTGTCTACATTCCTACTGATGGCCTGGTGCCGCTGCCAATTTCAGAGGCACCTCGTCTGAAGTGAGCAAAACCTGCTATGATGGGGCTGTTACAAGCCCCTTCTTTTTATGGCGATCTTGCAGGCAGGCGAAAGCAGAAAACTGGTGCTCTTTAATGGCCCCAGGCATTCCGGCAAAGATACGGCAGCACTGCGATGCGTCGAAACCTTTGATGCGTATCACTTTAAGATGAGCGGTCCGATCAAGGCTGCGATTCGTGCTGCCTTCGAACTGCATGATGATGAAGTAGAATATCTTGAGTCGATCAAAACCTTTGATTCATCGCTGTTGTTCGGCAATAGCTACGTCAATACGCAGATCTCGTTCAGTGAAGACTGGGCGAAGCAGTTCTTTGGTACCGAAGTATTTGGTTGGCTTGCTGAACGCCACATTCGTAAAGCGATCGAAAAGTACCCAGACCAGGGATTGTTTGTTTGCAGTGATAGCGGCTTCGACCATGAAGCATTGCCACTTGTCGAACTGTTTGGCAAGAAAAACGTACTATTGGTGCGCATTCATCGCGATGGTAAAACCTTTGATGGGGACAGTCGGTCATACATCCACCTCAAAGGTGTTCATGCCATTACGGTAACAAATACTACCATTAACTCGTACAGCATCGCAATTGATGATGTTGTTGCCTCGTTCCTTGCAAAAGAACCTTCACTTGTATGACAAAAATATCTAAACAATATATTGAACTGGCAAATGAATATGGTTTTACGCTGGTTCGATCTAACAAGCATCTTATCTTTAAGCACAAAAATGGTCGCATTTTAGCGTGTCCATCTTCTCCGTCCGACTCAAGGCGTGGACTAATGAATCTAAAAAGGGATATTAAACGAACATTGAATCGGTACAATATGGTACTTCGGCCCGGTGATCGAGCTAAAGGTGGAGTGGAAAGAAGCAGATCTTCCCAAGGGTGATCCTGGGCCTATTTACGGATTTCGTAGAGGTTACAAGGTCAGGGATGCCGGTAGGCACGAAACCGCTGAGCAGTTTTCATGCTTTCAGTACTACCTTAGACTGGGCAGTAATCGTTCGTTTAATGAGCTATCCAGGATTACTGGTCACACTGTTATTGCAATATCTAGGTGGCATAAAAAATTCCAGTGGGAGCGCCGTACTGCTGCATGGCAAAAGGATCAAATGGCATTGACATGGAGGCAGGCCGACAAGCTAGACAGGAATGCGCACCGCGAAGCCATTGCTGAATTCCGAATAAACTCAGAACGGCAAGCGAGAATGATGTCTCGTGTGTCAGAAGACCTGGTCAGGGTGCTTGGTCGCAGAATTGCGCAAGCAGAGGAGAATAATGAGGCGATTCCGATGCACATGATTGGTGGCCTGCTGCGTGCTGCTGCCAGCCTTAGTGAGCAGTCTCGTGAGTCGTGGGGCAATGCGCTCGGGATCAATGAGCTATTGGATGTGGTTGATGCAGAAGTCGAAAAGGTTCGCGTAGAGGAGGTAGACTTAGAGGATCCATACGACTTTGAGATCGATGAGTGAGGAATTTGTGCTGCCGGAAGGCGTGAACCCAGACTTTCCATTCTGGTGTACTGAAGAGGAAGATGGATCACTTACGATGAACTGGGATGAAAATCATCCTATTACTTCGGTATTTAATGATTGGACTGAGCAGCAATTCATTGAAATGCTGATAAAACGTGCTGAAGAAATCATTAGGGAACTAGAAGGGGCAAACTGATGCCAAAATCAGTTGGTGATCGCTTCCTACAGCATGTTGCTGGCCAGGCAGATCTTGTTCAAGAACTGAAGACTGCTAAAAATAAGCAAAAACAAGGCGGGCAACGTGTCATCTTGCATAAGATGATCAGGCAGGTGTCGTCGAACTACAAGTTTTATAGGATGCATGCAGAACTCATCAAGCAACTGCAGCGTATCATTGATGGCGAGTGCAAAAGGCTTATTGTTAGTTGCCCCCCGAGGCAAGGCAAGTCAGAACTATCCTCTAGGCTTCTACCGGCGGCATATCTGCTTGCTCATCCTGATAGGTATGTAGCAATCTGCTCCTACAGCGCCGAGCTTGCTGAAGGCTTTAGCAGAGAGGCACGTGATTATTATCAAGAAGCAGGTGGATTGATCGATCCACTGAACAAATCTGTTAATGAATGGGGCACCGAAGGTGGTGGTGGTTGCTGGGCGGCGGGTGTTGGCGGTTCGGTGGTTGGTCGTTCTGCAAATCTTATTATTGCTGATGACACAGTAAAAGGACGCGAGGATGCAGATAGCAAGCGATCGATGGAAAAGCTATGGTCTTTTTACCAAGGTTCGTTATATACCCGCCTCGAACCTGGTGATAGCGCCATCGTTATTGTTGCCACCAGGTGGAGTGAAAGTGATTTGACTGGTAGGATCCTCGAAATGGAGGCCAGTTGTCCTGAGCATGCCAGGGAGAATTGGACAATTATTGACCTGCCTGCAATTAGCGAAGACCAGGGCTCCAGGCCCCCCTTCCCTGATCATTGCACTGTTATCCCAGATTGGCGAGATGAGCCAGGTATCGCATTATGCCCACAACGTTATGACCTGGCAGCACTGGAGCGCATACGATCCGCTGTTGGCATTCGCGAATGGTCCTCGCAGTTCCAGCAACGACCCGCTAAAGAAGGCGGTAATATGTTCGCTAATGATTGGTGGCAATACTACGACGATTCTAGTAATCTGCCAGTCATGGATCGTATTATGCTTAGCGTCGACTGTACATTTACCGCTAGCGAAACTTCTGACTACGTGGTTGGTATCGTTGTTGGCCAGGCCGCAGCATCCTACTACGTGCTAGATCTGTTTCGCGAAAGAGTGGACATAAACGGAACAATTTCGATGATCCTAAGGATGCAGAACAAACATCCGCTTAGCGGTACGATCATTGAGCTTGCAGCAAGTGGTCATGCGGCTTACCAAATGCTACATACGCGCATTCCAGGTCTAATCGGTTACAAGCCTGGCGACCGTAGTAAGGTCGCTAGACTGGCTGGTATCGTACCAATCGTCGAAGCAGGTAACGTGCACCTACCAAGTAATGCTCCGTGGCTTGATGTTTTCTTGAATGAGTTTAATTTATTCCCCGCCTCTCGTAATGATGATATTTGTGATGCTCTTGCTCAAAGCATTAACTACATGAATACGCGATCAACGCCACAGGTTACAGAGGTGCACTGGGGACGAGCAGCAATGCTTCCCGATGGTCCCCGGAGGGCTTGGTGATCATGGCAAAACGCAATAAGGATATTAAATTAAGTGAACAGCAGCAAATTTTGGCTGCAACAAATATTAATCTTGCTAGGGATATTGCATGGAAATATCAAAGACGTACAAATATTGAATATTCGATATTAGAGTCTGCTGCGTTCGAAGGTTTGTGCCAGGCTGCTGCAAAATATGATCCAGAACTTATTAGTGGTCGTACTGGTAAGTCAATGAAGTTTTCTTCATTAGCTGTCCCATACATTCGTGGCAGTATCTTGCATTATATTAGGGACAAAACATATTCAATGCGATTAACACATCGAATGCGTGAAATTTGGTCTAAAGGCCGAAAGTTTCTTAACAAAGGAATGTCTGATATTGAGATTTCCGAATTGCTTAATATTGGACTTAGTGAATGGCAGGATGCAAAATCAGCCTGTAGCGGACCACCACTTGAGTTAAAAGATCAGGCGACACCTTGTGAAGCACTTGATGTTGAAGAATTTGATAATCTTACAGCATTCCAGCAGCAGGCAGAAGCGATGCTTGAGGCGATGCCAAATGCATTAAAACGCAGGCTTGAAAGGTTTTGCCGGAGTCGCGCTGTCGACGTGCCCCGCCTAGTTGCGGATGAGTTGCCGCGTTACCTGGAATCTGCTAGCATCGAAAGTACCAGTGCGCTACCCGCCGATGCCGATCAAGGATTCTACAATCGAAAAGATTCGCCAACTGCCAATCAGTGAGGTTCTGATCGCTGAAGAGATTAATCTTAAAAAAATTGGTAGAGAATATGTAGCACTATGCCCATGGCACAATGATAGCAATCCATCACTTACGATAAGTGATGATAAAAATATTTGCTTTTGCTTTGCCTGCGGTGGTGGTACAGACGCCATTGCTTTTGTACAACAAAAATTTAGCCTTTCTTTTGCGGATGCCATTCAAAGAATAGCTACTAATCATGGTATTATCGTTGAATATGACAACCTAGATCCAGAGGAGGCGTTACGACTTGCGGCTGAACGGAAACAACTTGTTGATTCTGTAGCGGAAAGTCATCTTAGGTATCGATCAGCACTGCGCAATGAGGTTACTGGGTTCAATGCCCGTCAATGGCTAATTGATCGAAATATTGAGCCAGCTACTTCACGTGAATTTGGCATTGGTTGGTCATCATCTGGTTATTTTGCTGGCCGCGTAACGATTCCAGTCTGTGACCATCGTGGCACTATTGTTGGCTTTACCGGCAGAAAAATTTCTGATGATTCGCAACAAAAATATAAAAATTCTTCATCAAGTCAATTATTTGATAAGGGCGCGCTATTGTTTAATGAGCATCGCGCCATGGAGGCAGCCAAGATTGCTGGATCTATTATTTTTGTTGAAGGGCATTTTGATGTAATATCAATGTGGCAACATGGTATACGTAATGTTGTGGCAACACAAGGTACAGCAGGCCCATCAATTGAAAGCATCAGGCGACTGCTAAGGCGTTGTCGACGCTTTATTTTGTGTTACGATGGAGATGAAGGTGGACAAAAAGCAATTGAGGGTTTTATTAAGGTTGCCGGACCGCTTGCCTGTCAGGGTGAGTTGACGATTACGGTAGCTCAATTACCAAGTGAATCTGACCCAGATAGCTGCATCAGGAATGGTATTGATTTATTTTCTATTATAGAAAATGCTCCGCAATGGCTCGATTGGCAAATTGATTGCTGGCTTCGAAATGTAGACCGTACTGATACCCATAGGTTCTCCAAGATAGAAGCGGCAGTAAGGGAACTTGTCGAATCAATTAAATCACCAGCATTACGTCAGTTTTATATCGATAAGGCAGCCAAAGTTCTTGCCGAAGATCCGAAGGCAGCAGCAAAACTTGCGCAAAATTGGAACAAAACGCTTCCAAAGATCAATAACAGCCAGAAGTGGTCAAAGCCTGTACCATCTTGGGTTAGAAACCAGGTAGAACGTCGTGTTCTTCGATCCTATATTCATTGCCCAGAAACACGTAATCGTTTGCGACCATTGATGAATAATCTTGATGGGCCATCTCATATTTGGCTGTGGAATAGGCTTTTAGAATTAGAGCAATATACAAAACTCTTTGATCATGTAATGGTTATGGCGGTACTCGCTGTATGTGAACCACATTACACCAGGGCACTTCGGTCTATTGTCGTACCAACGATTAAGGTGATCGAGGGAGATGGTATAATGGATCATGCTGAGAAGGTACTTATCCGTGGAATTGAAACAAATGGGACAACAGGCTGATCATCCTTACTACTTACTGCATGTCTCAGAAGACTGTCCGTGGTGCCTTCGCGCCAAGGCGTTGCTGGAATACTATGGCGCAGACTACAAGACGACATCAGAACGATGCGAGGAGTGGGCAACAGTTCCTGCGATATATAAGATAACACCTCAAGGGAAGGAACTGCTAGGGGGATATGACCAACTTTGTCAATTCTCGTTTGAAGGCGGACTCTGAGGCCTACGAGGATGCCCTGGATTCAATCAGGCTTGTCGCAGCAAGGCACAAGGAGTGGGTGCCTGTACTAAAGGCAATCCAGTCCTATGTGCTGACACTTGAAAAAACGGCAGGCCTACACGAGCCGGGGACTTGACCCATTCGGGATCCTATGTTACGCTTAGTTGGCACCGCTGCTTTCCATGTCTGATCAAAATCCATTAGAGCTCCCATTGAACCAAAAATTCGAGAAGGAGCGCTTTGCCCGTGTAATCGACGAATCATCTAATATTGAAGAGCTAAGAAAAGTATCCAAGGTTCTTCTTGATGGATGGTTTGCGCAGCGCGCTGCTACGCAATGGATGCTCAGGCAGGCGCTTAGTGCACCAGTTAAAACGACCAACATTTAACTTACTATCAAGTCAGCATGAAATCTTCTATCCGAAAAACTCTTAGCGGTGCAACGATTCGCATTGATCGACCAGGGAAAAAGACGCGTCAAGGCAATGGCCTGCGTTCTAAGCCGACTGGTGACAAGAAGCGCTATCATGGACAAGGTCGCTAATGACTGGTGATCCTGCATTTGGCATTAGCGCAGAGCGATCTGTTCAAGTTTTAATCGAAATGATCGATGACTTTCGTTACGATGAGGCATCGGTATTTTTGTTTAATTTAAACAAAAACCATCCCGAAGAATGGGCCTACGTCAAAGATCGGCTCGTTAAAGTGGTGCCACGTTCGCAACTATCGGCGATTGCAACCATCATTGATTGCTCTGCTCGTCCTGAGCTTTCTTCTTGTAATGCAGTAATTCCTGGCCTCAGCCAATACACGCATTACGTCGAAGATACAGAACTGTTTGATTAATTCTGCTGATCTAGGCAGTCTAACTTCACCGTCTTTCATTCTGATGTCTGAATTCCGCGATTCCGCGCCGTCTGCTCCTGCCGTTTTTTATCGCAGCTATTCGCGTCGCAAGCCTGATGGCACCCGCGAGTCGTTTGCTGATGCCATTACCCGTACGGTGAACGATCTTGCGGATATTGGTAAGCTCACCGATGAGCAGCGTGCGCTGTGCCTGGAGATGGGCCTGAAGCAGCATGCATTCCCCAGTGGTCGTGCACTGTGGGTAGCGGGCGCTGATTGGGCGAAGAAGCCGGAAAACTTTTCTGGCTACTACAATTGTCATGGTGGCGTACTGACCGGCACGCATGTCTTTGGTCGCCTCATGGACCTAGCCATGTGCGGTACGGGTACTGGCGTGCTGCTTGAAAAGCATCTTGTCGAGAAGCTGCCACCTGTTTGCCGTCATATCGAAGTTGTTGATGTTCTCGAAAACACTGGCGTCAAAGGTGGTAGTGAAGTTACGACTATTGCAAGGCAGGAAGATGGTGTCTACAGCCTGCAGGTCGGTGATTCGCGTAAGGGGTGGGTTGACGCCTATCAGGCGCTCATCGACATCGCTATTCATGGAAGTCATATCGACACTGAATCTGATAAGGTTGAGGTCGTTCTTGATCTGACGCAGGTCCGCCAAAAGGGTCAGCGGCTCAAGGGCTTTGGTGGTGTTGCGAACCCTGTTAAGCTTGGGGAGGCCCTGCAGCGCGTCGCCAGTGTCCTGAACAGGGCTTTTGGCCGTAAGCTTACTCCTGTTGAATGTTGTCTTGTTGTTGATGAGGCGGCAAGCGCAGTCGTAGCAGGAAACCTCCGAAGAAGTGCGGGAATCCGCTTGTTCTCCAGTGATGACGAAGAGGCAAAAACTGCCAAACTTGGTCTGTACAAACAAGACCAAAATGGCAACTGGAGCGTAGATCCGGAGCGCGAATCGCTGCGGCTTGCAAATCATACGATCTGCTATCACCATAAACCCACCTATGAGGAACTGCTCGCTTCAGTGCGCCAGCAGTTTTATAGCGGAGAAGGTGCCATCCAATTTTCGCCCGAAGCCATTGCACGTTCTAATGCTGATCTGATCGATAACGATAGGGTTCGCCGTGATTTCCTGAAAGTCTACACGACTGAAGGCAAGGAAGCTGGACGCGAGTTTCTCAAGAATCTTTCTATCAAGAAAGGAATCGAGCATGATGATAAACTGCTTGATCATCGTATTACTCGTTATTCGGCCAATCCCTGCGCTTCGTACGAAAGTCTTTTGCTTACGGCTGATGGCTACAAGCAAATTGGCGAACTGGATGGGCAAACTGTTGATGTCATTAATTCCGAGGGTGAAGTTTCAACTGGTAAGGTTTGGTGCAGTGGTATCAAACAACTGAGCAAAATCACTCTTTCGAACTCTGAAAAGTTTCGCTTTACGAGTGATCATGTGTTCATGACGGAAGAAGGGCCTAAGAAAATTGGCGAGGCAAAGGGGCTGAAGCTTGTTCCGTTCTTGAAGTATCCTGAGCACGACAAGGAATTTACGTGCCTTGGCTTTATCCAAGGGGACGGTCTCCTCACCGATGTCGCTAATGATTCCAAGCATGGTATTGGAGTTTATTTTGGCGCTAAGGATGACGATATCCGCAAGCTTTTCTTTGATTACGTCGACGAAGAGGACGTTGATGGCGATTCTATTGCTGTTTATGTGAGGAGTTTCAGGCAGCAAATTGATGATCTTAAGTTCAAGATTGCAAAAACATACGAAAGGGAGCTTCCTCTTACTTACGGCGAGTGGTCTAAGTCTCAGAAAGCAGCTTTCCTGTGTGGCCTTTATACGGCCAATGGGTCTGTCGTCAGTCCCTCCAACGCTGGCCGCGTTACGCTAAAGGCGACCAGCAAAAAGTTGATTGATCAAGTTAAGCAAAGCCTTTGCGATGACTTTGGTATTGAATCGTATGTTACAACGAACAAGCCCTCTGTTGTTCAGATTTCAAACGGTGTCTATACCTGTAAGCAAAGTTATGACCTGAATATCCAAAAGCATTTAGATCGTTGCAAGTTTTTTAACTCGATCAACTTTGCAATTGGCTACAAAACAGAAAGGCTTGCGACTTGTCTTATTAACAAGGCTCCCTATGTACGCAGCGTCAAACCGGACAAAATCGAGCCTGTCTATGACTTCTCGGAACCCCTCACGCATTGGGGCGTGATCAACGGATTCGTTGTTCACAACTGCCACGAGATCGTTGGCGATACATTCCAATGTAATCTTGGGGAAGTTCATCTTAATACGATCAATCCTGGCGACAAAGAAACGCAACATAAGGCGTTCTACTCGACGGGTCTCATGGTGGCCGCATTGCTGCAACACAAGTTCCCTGACGAAGAACTTCAGTATTCTCGTGAAGTTGATCCAATTGTTGCGGTTTGCCTTAGCGGCTTGTTTGATTTCTTCGTCCAGGCATTTGGCGTCGAATGGCTTGATTGGATGGTGAAAGGTCGCAAGACTGGACGTAAGTTCAAGAAGTTTGTAGAGGCCGAACGACGTTATCTTGAATCTTGGCGTGAATCTGCGCGTCAGGGTGTTGCAGATTACTGTAAGCAAGCAGGGATCAAGATGCCAAACCGCTATACCGCCGTGCAGCCCTCTGGTTCCAAGGCTTTGCTTACCGGAGCATCTTCTGGCTGGCATCCGCCTAAATCTCAGCGTTTCATTCGTCGCATTACGTTTGGTATTGAAGATCCAATTGTAGCAGCGCTTCGCGACTACGGCTACAACGTTGTTCCTGCGCAATCTGCCCGCGACGACGATGGTAACCTGCTGGATGACATCAGTGATCCTCGTGTGCGGGAGGTCTTGGTAGAGATTCCTACCGAAGTTTCCTGGGCCAACTTGCCTGAAGCTGATCAGTATGATCTGTCCCAGATTCCGGTCAAAAGCCAAATGGGCCTCTATATGCAGGTGCAGCGCCATTATTCGACCCATACGACAAGCGCAACTGTTGAGTTTCGCGAACACGAAATTGAAACGCTTGCGAAGCTTGTGTATGACGAAATTCAAAATGACGGCGGCTATATCGGTGTAGCTATGCTTGCCCGCTTCGATGCCAATGCGACCTTCCCTCGCCTGCCGTTTGAGCCGATCGACAAGGTCACCTACGACCGCCTAATGGCCCAGATCAAGGCCTATCGCGTCACCCTGCCGGAGGACGTGACGATCCTGGACCTGCTCAAGCCCTATGATCGCCCCGATCATGTGTTAGAACCTCAAGACACCGCTTGCGCAAACGCAGCGTGCCTTGCTAAGATCGAGCAGGACCAAGCCAAAGGTCTGGTCTGACGGTTGGTGGCTATGGTAGACTGGCGGGGCCTGACGGTCCCGCTTTTTTATGATCAGCAAAGAAAAGATGGTGGAATGGGGATACACGCTAGATCGCCACATGCACTACGGCCCCAAGACGCAGGCCGCAACGCATGCCTTTCAGGTCTGCTTCGCGAGCTACCAGGCCCTGAAGAAGTCCGATTGGAATGCTGCCACATACTGGTCAAACGAGTCGCAAGCAGCCTGGAACAGGCTGGTAAAATGTCGTCGAGAGGAGACAGGCCATACCCTGTACCTTGACCCAGAACAGTACCAAGAGGCAGTACGTGAGCTCGCTCGTTGATTGGCAAATCGAAGAACTGTGCAAGAAGTTTGACCTTGTGTCGCCATACAACGAACTGCAGTTAAACCCAGCATCTTACGATGTGCTGCTTGGCGATAAGATCTTGATCGAACGACCACCGGTTAATGGCCTCAGGGTTTGGGAGGAGGTCGACATCTTGGAGAAGCCACATCAGTTCGTGCCAGGAGAAATTATTCTCGGTTGCACGAATGAAAAGGTAAATATTCCAAATCACCTTGAGGCTGTTTTTTGCCTGAAAAGCAGTCGCGGTCGAGAGGGCTTCGATCATGTCCTTAGCGCATACATTGATCCCGGCTTTAGTGGCAGGATTACGTTGGAGTTGCATAATGCTAATAGGTACAACAATCTGAAGCTTTATGCTGGGTTACGCATTGGCCAACTGCGGTTTTCTACATTAAACGAAAGCCCGCGTAATGCTTATAATGTAACTGGTCGGTATCATTTAGACATGAAGCCGGAACCATCAAAAGGATGAGCACCAGAGATCGTTTTACGGGGCTGCCGGTAGAAATCTACCGCCGCAGCCCTTTTTGGTACTGGAAGCGTTATATGTCCAGCGATCCCATCAGGCTTGCGCTTGGTGGTAAGCACTACGGTGCAGACTTCTGGTTTCATCTAAATCAAGGTTGGTACGACATTCAGCCCTGAACTGGAAACCTAAACTAGGTCGTGTGCGCAGCGACCACAATGTGGCATGGAAGTAACACATCCCGTCAACGACGAGTCGTTGGTCAGTTATCATCGACCGGAACTACTGGCATTACTGCCAGGTCTTGACCTTGCATTAGATTGCTGGAACCTGCTGGATACGAACGGCAGGGGATCTGAAAAAGGGAAATACTTGCACAAGGAAGTTGGCGAACCAAAAAGTGCTTACGAAGAAAGGCTGCATCGTTCTACTTATACGCCAATCTTTCGTGATTCGATTAGGGCATATGCTGGCCTGCTAAGCCGTTTCCAAATGGTTGATGTTCCACCGAGCATGCAATTAGCGGAACAAAATATTGATATGCAAGGCTCCAGTGTTCATAGCTTTTGGAATAGTTGCGATGAGTTAGCCATCAGGGATGGTGGTGTTTTTATCATGGTAGATATGCCGCCATCGGATGGCGAGACGAACTACCTAGATGAGATGCGTAACAATCGTACGCCATACAAGATTCAGATCGAACGCAGGGATGTCATCAATTGGTCAGTTGAGTACATTAGGGGACGTGAGTTCATTCGGCGCGTAACGGTACGACAATTGCGTTCCAGGCCCGCCGAAAAGGGTTATGGTTCTATCATCGAACCCGTTTACCTGGTCATGAGGCCTGGCTCCGTAGAAACAGTGAGGCTAGAGAAGCGTGATAATCGCTGGCTGCAGTTCAGCGAAGGCGTGATCCAAACATCTCTGCCAGTGGTTCCGATCCGTTGGTATGGTGCCTCCAGCCCGCGTTTCGCGCAAGGCGACCTGCCGATGAATGGCCTGGCAGAGCTCAGCATTCAGCACTATCAAATGCGTAGTGACCTGCAGGAGCTACTGCACAAGTGTGCGATGCCGGTACCGGTGCGCAAGGGTGCACCGATTGGTACCAATGGTCGTCCTGCCCCGCTGGTGATTGGCCCGAACACTGCCGTTGACCTGCAGGACAATGGCGACTTCCAGTTCGCAGAACCCACTGGTCGCAGCCTGGAGCGCCATCAGGCCGAGATCACGCATGTCGAAGCATTGATGGATCGTTCTGGCCTGAACTTCTTGTATGGCGCAAACATCAAGACTGCAACAGAGGCGTCGCTGCGTGCCTCGCAGATCTCCAGTCAGGTCAGTTCGCTGATCAGGAATAAGGTCTCGACATTTGCGGGCGTTATGAGGCTCTGGGTAGCATATGCTGGTGAGCTTGCTGCATTGACCAGGGAGTCTGGTATTGCAATCAATGATTCTCTGATCAATCGCCCGATCGATCCAAGTGGAATCGCTCAAATGGTTAATCTTTACAATGCTGGTATACTGAGCAAGCGCACTGTTCTCGATGAGTTGGCGAGGGGTCAAATTCTCGACCCCGACCTTAAGATTGATATGGAACTCCAGCGCATTCGGGAAGAGCGTTTACAAGAACAGTCAGTATCAAGTCAAATTTCTCCACCAGTTCCTCAAGCATAAGACGGTCATTGTATGTACTACACGTATGCGTATTTACGTGACGACGGGAGACCCTATTACATTGGCAAGGGTGTAAGGCGGAGGGCCTGGGTTCAAGGCGGCAGGTCGGTGCGAACACCGAAGGATCGCAATAAAATTCTAATACTAAAGAAGGGCTTAACGGAGGAGCAGGCCATTGACCACGAGAAGTATATGATCTTCGTCTTTGGCCGTCTTGATCTTGGTGCGGGAATTTTGCGCAATTTTACGAATGGAGGTGAAGGGACATCTGGTAGGGTCTATAACAAGGAAACCAAAAAGAAGATCAGCACCAGTAGGCGTCTTTTCCTTGAGCGCAATCCTGACTTCAAGGTGGTCTACTCGGAAGAACGTCTGCTCAAAATGCAAGAGAGGATTTCTGGTAAAAACAACCCGATGTATGGCAGAACGCTATCAGATGAGCACAGGGCCAAGATTAGTGCCAGTCTTAAAGGGGAAAAGAATGGATTCTACGGAAAGTCGCATAGCGAAGAAACTAAAGCAAAAGTAAGTAAAATGAAGCGTGACCTATTCAAAGAAAATCCGGGAGCGCTCCCCTGGGCGAAGACTTATATCTTGACCAGCCCGAACGGCCTTCAATATTGTGTTAGTGGTCGACTAGAGGCTTTTTGCAAGGAACATCAAATATCGTATAAAGGGATGAGGGCCGCCTTACACCGAAAACCAAACCGATCCTCGTCCGAATGGGTGGAGTATAATGAGACTGGAAAACCAATCAAATGACTCCTCCTTGAGTACTCCGCCAATCAGCAATGAACAACCAGAGCCCCAGCAGCCCCAAGTCCAGCCGACAGTCTCGCCAACTGCCGCGATTCCGAGCACCAAAGGGCAAAATGGTAACCGCTAGGATCGAGTTCAAGCCAGGCTGCGGCAAGGACTTTTGTCCCGGTGCTGAGCAAAACCTGATCGAGATGCGTTTTGAGTCGGTCGAGGCCTTGATCTCGACCCTGAAAGATTTTGAAGAATTTATTTATAACTGCACCGCCCAGGTCAATGGTAGGATTATTGACCTGAGGAACATCTCTGGTAATTGATCCATCCTGCGCCTACTGGCGAATGGTTTCGCTCGCCTGGTGGGGGGTTTGCCTACAAGGTACTTGGCCCGGTCTGCCGCCTGTATGATCGAGAGGAACTACCGTGGCCAAGTTGCTCGATGGTCTGGCGTGGCAAGCAGCCATCGTGGAACCGTGTGGGCATCCGACTGGTTCCTGATATGGCAGCAAGCCGCTGTCCAAGCTATACTGTAGAATGCATGGACCAGTGGGGTTGTAGGTGGATTCAAGTCATCACTTTGTATCATCATCGCCTGTCGAGGCAAGAAAAGCATTGGTGGGTAACGAAAAAACCAGTGGACAAGAGCTATCCATCCCTACCGATGCAATAGCACGTAGCAATAATCTTGACTGGCGGGCAATTTTTACCGAACGACCCGAGTTGTCACCGCCTGGCTATGAAGAAGCCGCAAGGATAACAAGAGAAAAGGTACAGCAGCGTAAGCTGACAGTACAACAGGCTTCGCGAGATAAAATGTCGCAAAAGTCGCCACCAAAATCAAAAAGGAAACGTTGAACAACAAAAAATTGCAAAGAAAAGTTATTCGCTTCTCCAGGGGGGAGGGTCGTTGACACAATCCGCTGAATGGCGTACGATACGTTTGTCGTTTGAGGGAAACCCCCATGATCGCAACCATTACACCAATCAAGCAACGTTCCAACAGGCCGATCACTGAATTTGCATGCAAGGAGCTTCAAAGGTTTGTTCTGGATAACTTCCAGGATGATTATCAAGTTGAAGAAAAAAACACGACAATCAAGGTGGTCAGGGACCGAGCTATTCGCGTTATTCAGGTTTTCTTGTACGAGGAGGAAATCCTGAAACTGGTCATGACTGATGATATGTCAGTATCGCTTAGCCTGTCATTTACGTCATTTTTTGATTCCTACGGGCAACCGACGACGACAACTTGCGAGCGGCTTAATGGGCTGCTGGATCGTCTTGGTATCTTGGGCATCCTGCCTCAAGGCGTGCGCCTCTTCCGCGACCAGGAATATCATACGACCTACGTTGGTAAGGGTGATGAAAAAGTTGCTATTGGACAAGACTTGTTTACATCTGTATACATCACACCAGATCAAAACAGGCTGATTTTTGCTGGCTATATTTCTAAAATTACTTCTGAGGTTGAGGCTTTTAACTGATGGCTAATCGTTCATATCCTGTCTGGGTATGCCATAACTGTGGCACTAAGTTCTGCAACGCTGCGGTCAATCCTTGCGCAACGTTTTCATTAGGAAAATGTGAATGTTGTGGCACCGAGGACGTGTCGATCACTGAACCACGGAACTATGGCCATTTCAAACAATGGCCGCCGCCTAAAGACATCGATCCACTGCCAGATCCAGCGACGTTGGAAGATCTAATTGAGCCGGTTCTTAATCATTTTGATTTCGAAAAGGTTCATCGTGCCATGAAGGTATTGGACTGGAGATGGGCACCAAGGGATGCTGATTCAAGCTTTGAAACCCCTAGCATTGAGCTCATGCGCGAAACTGCGAGGGGGCTGCTTGCAAGTGTTGTCAAAAGCAACGAGTTTGCGATAGCGAGGACAGGAGGATTCTGGGCCAAGAAATCCAGTGGCAACGAGGATTCACTAGATGATGGGCTGCTTCTTTGCTTCGTGCTAGAGCAGTCAGAGTCGTATTTTGGGGATTTTTATGACGATCCGCTCTAGTGTCAATTACTATCGAGTGTCATTCTCTGATGGCACAATCGAAAAGGTGCCTGGCAACTATGCTGCCCATGCTTGGGCAGTAGCTCGTCAATTGTGGCCAAGTAAAGACATTTCTGGCCTGCAACTGGTCGAAAACCCTTCTAAGACCGCTCCGGTACCCTAAGGTGTGCTAAGATGCACATATTGGTCTTACTTTGAGATCACCGGCTGATTGTCGAAAGCGATCCCGGCGGTGGCGTTGCCGATCCAGCGTCGTTGAGTTCTACTAATTTAATGCATTTTTCTAAAACACTGCTTGCCGCCATTGGTTCCGTTGCCGTGATGGCAGCACCAGTTAAGGCGGTATCTTCTGCTGCCAACATTCAAACGTTTGGCTTTGAGGATGCCCCCGCTACTGGTAACTGGAATCCCTCTAGCGTTGATCGCATCCGTAGCCAACAGGCTACACTTGCCTCCAACGCGAGTTGGTATGGCCCCGGTTTTCATGGTCGCCGCACGGCAAGTGGCGAAATCTTCAATGCTTACGACATGACTGCAGCGCATCGCAGCCTGCCGTTTGGTACGCGTGTCAGGGTTACTAATCTGAACAATGGTCGCAGCGTAGTCGTGCGAATAAATGACAGGGGACCTGCTATCCCAGGTCGTATTATCGACATTTCAGAAAGTGCTGCAGAGAAGATTGGGATGATTACCGCTGGCACCGCTCAGGTATATCTTCGGGTTTTGCGCTGACCATCAGTGGGCCGCTATACTGTCTTTCAGTGCTAGCGGCCTTTTCAGTGTCTGTTGAAATCCTGCTGTCCGAAGAGCAGTATGCGCGTGCGATGGCCGAAGCCCAACGGCGGCAGACCGTAAATGAAGCAAAACGATTGCGTGGTCGCAATAATGCGCCATCAAAGGGTGACGCATCACTGGAAATGCATCGTCTTGGTTGCACTGGCGAAGCAGCAGTAGCCGCGCATCTCGGACTGGAGGAGCGCCTCTTCGAGCAGAAGACTGCCATTGCCGGCTCTGTGGATTTACCAGGAAGGCTAGAAGTTAAAACACGCAGCAAGCATGGTTACGACTTGTTAATCCAATTAGATGATGATCCGACCAAGCTATTTGTGCTTGTTACATGTAACAGGACCACGGATCAATACAAGGCTATAATTATTGGCTGGACATATGGTGCAAATGTGATGAGGCCTGAACTCGTTCGTGAATTTGTGCGTGGTCGGCCTTGTTATGCCATCCCGCAGTCCATGTTGCAGCCAATCGAAACCTTGGATTCGGAGGTCAGGCGACCGACCACGCCAAGTCGCATCTTGGCGCCCAGCGAGGCATGGCTTTCTCAGGAAGATGAAGAAATGATGTTGAATATTGGTGATGCGCTTGCGCTTGAGCTAGGATGGCAACCCGGAGACACGTTGCTCTGGACTATTGATGAATCAAACAATTCCTGCTATCTGAAGAAGGTCAATGACAGCAAAGCGCAAATCAATTGAGCTTACACAGCAAGAGCGTCTGGAGCTTGATGATTTGTTTCATCAAATCAAGGGCAATATCACTGCATCAAGTATTTGCGAACTTGAGCGTTTTACTGACCTGTTTGCTAAAAGTCTTGCTGGCAAAGGTAACGATATAGTAGTTAGCGATCAACAGGAATACTAAGGCGAGCTATTGCCTACAGTGGCAAACGAACGCAGAACATGGGACTCCCCAGTTAGGGAGCCATGGAATCCAAAAATTCATAATATACTGAAGTCAGTTGATCTGCACGTCAGCTTGTACTTACAAACTGGTGATATTACGCATCTCGAAATGGCGGATCTGTTGCGGTGCTACGCACGGAAGCTTAAGGATTGGATCCATGCGCAAGAAGGCCGTCAATAAAGGCTTGAGTAACGTTCGACAAAACGTTTCGCGCTACGAATCGTATGATTTTGTGGCCTAAGCTCTTCGTTTTGTCCTTCACGAATCATTACATCATTCACGAAACCACCGGGCGAGAATTGCACCTCAAAGCCCTTGGCACGTGCTTCACTTGCTAGTGCGAGGACACTTGCGCAATGCCGCAACTGCTCGCGAACCACTAGCACAGGGCGGTTGTCATACAGTTCAGCAAATGGTTCGTAGCTAGTCACTTTTCTTTTTTGAACGTTTCTTCGCCCTAGAGGCTTCCGAAAGGGCAATAGCAAGTGCTTGTTTTTGTGATCGCCCCTCATCAATCAGTTTCTTGACGTTTTTACCAATGATCTTGGAGCTAGAACCTTTTTTGAGTGGCATGGTTACTTCTTTAGTGTAGCACGATTTGTTTTCGGATTGTACTTGAAGTCACTGGGCTTTCTGTTCAGTCGATCAGCAGCCCTTTGTTTGGCGCGACCTGCGGCACCAAGTGCTTGCTTTTTTTGCCTTTATCTGTCAAGCCGGCACCGTTTTTCTTCAAGGAACCGGTACTACGCAATCTGAAAGCAGCAATTCTTTGCGCATCTTCTTTCGACTTACCTTGCGCCTGGACTTGCTCCGTAAGACGTTGAACAATAGACTTTTTGACTGCCATTACTTGATCCTATGATGTTTTATTTTGGCCATAGATTTGCGCTTTTAGTATAAACTAGCTTTCCTTTTAATGAAGTCTTCTTGAGACTCGTTGGCCAGTCTGCCATTCCTGTAACGCCAGCGTCCTTTGTGGAATAAAAGATCTTGAGGACAGTTGTTTTTATTCGATCCCTGAGCGCACAACTACTAATGCCTGACGCTTTTGATGCATCTTCAAGGCACATTTTCTTGCCATTGTACTCAAGTATAACATTATTTCTTTTATTTCGGCATTGCTCTTTATGTGTCGCCCAACGGACATTGCCAGGTTCATAATGACCATTTACGTCAATGCGATCGAGTGTTTTCCCTTCTGGGCAAGGACCTATTTCTGCCAAAAACTGCTCATACAATTCAAACCTAAACTCAACATGCGAATAAGCATTCTGGTGATTAATTGCAACCCTTTGTTTTGCTTTGTTATATGACGAATATGCACCTTGGTTTATCCTTAAGTCTTCCGGCGCTTTTTTCTTTCTTGTTTTGGACCTTGGCACGCATTTCCTGCAGTATGGAGGGCGACCTTGTTTTGCGAGCTTAGTAAAAACATCTTTTCTAGCAATTCTGCTTTGTTTGCATATAGGGCAGGTCACTTCTATATAAGAATGATGGGCGGCCATTTAGGGACGGATTAACTGATTACCAGTTTAGCATATCACCACTTAGTACGCGAGGACCACCAACTTCCGCTCATCCGACCCTTTGCGATTCCTTCGGCATGCCTAGCTTTGAACGCCGCCCTGCGCTGCTTGTCTGCCTGGCTCTCGCCTTTACGAGGTGGCGATCCGGTCACGCCTTGCTGACCAAAGCGGATCAGTCGAATCTTATCACCTTCCTTTGCAAGAACAGCATGTGACTTATTGGGATGACTTGGTGTCCGTTTGGGTTTATTGTAGCCAGCAAATCGCTCGCCACGTTATTCAATTGCCATCGCTTACGGTATGCTGTCTTTAGTATTCCGTTAGCACATGAAAGGCAGCACCGCTGACTACGAACAGGCTATGGATATGCTGTATCGAGCCAAGTGGAATATTCCTCAGGCAAGTGTTGCCATGGGGATGGTAAATACAGAAAAATCATGGCAGGAAACAATGGTACTTTTTAGGAAGTACTGCCTGGCGCGACAGGTTAATACTGGGATGTATCCAAGGGCGACTGATGAGGTGATGGTATAATATGCATATAAGCCGGTCAGAACAGGTGTTCAGAGTCGCCTTATAAGCGATTTGCCCCAGATTAGGGCCTTTGGCAGGGATCGTTACCCTGGATCGGTATAGTGACGATATCTTCCAGTAAAGCACTCAAACTGAGTCGGTATGCTGAGAGTGCTCGCGTAGCCCAACGGCAGGAGGCAAGGGAATTAGAATCCCTACAGTGCGCGTTCGAATCGCGTCGCGAGCATGCTATACTGTGCAGGTACCAGGGAACGTGGTGGAACAGGTAGACACAACGCACTTAGAAAATTGAGCTCCATTGGGGAAACCCTTTGGATGAAATCCCTCAAATTCGGGGAAACCTAAACCGATTAATCGGTATGGCAATCCCGAGCGAAGCCTGTGAACGCAGGAACGTGTAGAGATCAGACGGGGGACACCTAAGCCGAAAGGTATGGTGAAGGGATGATCCAGACTACAAACGAGCAATCGGCGGGGAAATCCGTAGTGGTAAGAAAATGCGTCGGCCTTTGGCCATGGGAGTTCGAGCCTCCCCGTTCCTATTCCTTTAATTACAAAATGAGCAAGTTCGTCTTTGTTACTGGTGGTGTTGTTTCCGGTATCGGCAAAGGTATCGTTGCTGCCAGTCTTGGGCGGTTGCTCAAAAGCCGTGGTTACACTGTTTCGATTCTTAAATTAGATCCGTACTTGAATATCGATCCAGGTACGATGAGTCCGTATCAACATGGTGAAGTATTTGTCACCGAAGATGGGGCAGGCATCGAACCTGCAGAGGCCAGTCCCGATGGAACTGCCGGGACTTCCCCCGGAATGCACTGATAGTATACCAATGGATGTTGCAAAAATTTTTAATTTTCCTAAAAATTTATAGAATTTCTTTATTTATCTGATTTCTTTGCCTAATTGTTCTTCCGTTCCCCCAATTTCTTGCTTTATATGTTGATGTTTGAGAGTGGCAATTTGGACAAATAAATCTAAGGTTGCTAGGTCTGTCATTGTATGGATTGCCATCAATATGATCAATTTCTAAGACGATCGTATTGCAATTCCATTTATTAATTTTACAACATGAACATTGATAGCCTTGCGCTTCTGTTAAATAATCTCTCAGGGCTATTTTCCCAGGTTTTCTGCCTCCAAGCATCCACTCTTTAATGCGTTGATTCTTTTGAAAGTTTTTTTGACAAATATTGGAGCAGTATTTTCCTATCTGACTTCCTGGATTGTATCTAAAATTTTTGTTGCAATGACAACAGGTTCCTATTATGGATTTTTCTAATTTTCTTTTTGGATAAACTTTATTATTGTACGTAGCAGCACATTTTTTTACTACAGAAAGCTGGATTTTTTGTCAGCGCATTGCACTGTTTGCAATTCTTTTCTATAGAATTGGTCATACTACTGATTCGAACTTCAGTAGTATTCCTAATAACACCCCGACCTGGATTCGAACCAGGGGCACGCGAGGTAGAAACTCGCTGCTCTCATCCACTGAGCTACCGGGGCAAGTGAGAACTCGGGAATCGAACCCGACCTCAATCCTACAGGGTGATCAATCCTGGGTTTCGGGGTATCCATCCGCTCTCTGGCCGAGCATGTCCACGTCTGGGGCTCGGTTGGGCACAGTATAGCACATACACCAAAGGCCCCCTTTTCAGGGAGCCGATGGAAGACCAGGATGTCGGACCTGGTTGTGATGGCCACTGTGGGGGCCATCACCTACATATTATACAGGCCTCGGGCCGGATTCGTCAAGTTGCTGCCGAAAACGGAGTTTCACCTCCTCCCAGGCGATCGGTGCGTAGTTCGTGTGTTCTACGCAAACGCAGAGGTAGCGAGGGTCAATCTGACCAAGATCCATGACGCGCTTCCAGTGGAGGTGACCATGAATATTGCCGTCAAAATTCCGCAGGCTATCGGGATGGATCGGAACATGACTCAGCGTGAAGTTATCAAGCTTCCAGTAAGCCCTGACTGAGCGAAAGTGCTTACCAAGGTGTTTCTCCCAAGGCCAGTCATGATTGCCAGCGATAAGAACCTTGTCACCATTAAGCCTATAGAGGACATCGAGGCCAGCGCGAGGCATTGCTACATCGCCGAGGTGATAGACCTTGTCAGTGGGCTTGACGACAGCATTCCACCGCCTGATCATTTCTTCATCAGCCTCTTCCACGGAAGACCATGGACGTAGCAGTGTGCCATCAGCCCGCAGGAAGGGCTTTTCGTACATTGCTCTGTGGCCAAAATGGGTATCGGAAACTAGGAAGACGTTTTTTGTCATGGTAGCGCGGCTAACGCGCAAATTTTAACACAGTAGCGATGGCAAAGCACAGCATCGCCAGGCCAATGCAATCAAGGGCGGCCTTGGTGTATTCTGGGTTGACCATGAACTTAAGATCAGCGTCTAAGTAAGACTACCCACTGCGTCGGCATGTTTTGATTTGCAAACTTGACAATGGGCGGCGTGATGGTATGATATAGTTTTGCGGTGATCACGCATGACGGGCCGTATTGATTATGAAAGATGGGCACACAAATTTGCGGAAATCACTGAAGAATTTGTTTGGATCCATTCTGGTTCCAGTAATGGCGGTGAGCTTAATACAGTCTTCAGGAATGCATTAAATGCACTTACTGCGTACAAAAAACAAGTAAAGGTGCCGGCAAAACGATGTTTGAAGCACTCGCTAAAAGCAGCCTATGATAATGCAAAAAGGAATGGCACCGATCCGTGGTCCGCAGTACTAACGACAATTGCTGAACGCGCCGAAGACTGGACGCAGCACATTAGTGAGGATCATGAGGTTACGGAAGATATTCGTAGTTGGCTACTTGCGGAAGCAAGGAAGGTTGATTAGCCTCCAGCATTGCCTTCATCGCATCCTTGTTCGCCAGTGGCACCTCCCAGAAGGGTGGCACGTCGGCATTGCGCCAGATACGTTCCCGCGCCTCACGTCTTCGTTGCGCAATGGACTTCCTGGTAGCCTTGTAGCCTGTTGGCTTTGCCATTGCACATCCTGGGAGCCTTTGCTAGGATTCCTTCATCGTCCTCGTCTGATCCATGCTAAATTTTTTCCGTCGCAAAAAAAACAAGGCTGCTGCAGATCTTCTTTTTATAGAAGCATTCACCACTGGGCTGCGGTCTGGCATCGAAATGGTGAGGATTGCGGCAGCACGTGACCATCAGATCACATTAACACAACTGGCAGATATTATGCAGCAAACCCTAAATGAATTTAAGGATATCAAATGACCAAGAAGTGCGAATGCGACTGTATTGACGAAGAAACCTTGCACAAGACCATTAATTCGGCAATTGTGGCGCACGAAATACGTGTCGCTATCGTCAGTGGTATTATTGGCCTGGCACTGTTAATCGGTACATGGCATGCAATCTGGACCCTTCGCAACTAACAAATGAAAGCACAACTGCTAGGAACACTTGACATCAAAACAGTTCCCGTTGAAGACAGGGAAATAGCAAAAAAGCTTACGATAAGGGGCAGCAAGTGGCTCGGAGATGTGGATCCAATTGCACTATCAAGCGACAACCCATTCATCAAGGCCCTGCTTGATTTTGGTGCTAGCCGTGGCTTTAAGTATAAAGAATGCAGGCTTTATCTCGGACTTTGTTTACTGCCGCTGAATGGAACTGTTTTGTGGCACGATGATAACGGAATCGGCCATATACTATGCTGGGTTATTGAAGTCCAGAAGTTTGGCCGTTCACTTATTCCCTCCAGGGATACGCCAGCACTGTTATCGATCCATGACAGGAAAGTAGAGCAATTAGACAACCTGAAGGTTGGCGATGTTTTTGTGTTCAATGGTGACTACGGCCATGCATGGCTGAGCAATGAGTCCTGTGTGCTGGTACAGGTGACGGTATCTGCTCCTCGTGCTATTCTATAGGGCAGCACGGTTACTTCATGACCTACAACTGTCGTTCACCTTGGAATCCAATGATTGACGAATTTGATGCGGCATGTGTCGTTGCTGCAATGTTCAATAAAGAAGAGAACCCGAAGACGATGCAGGAGTCGATGCGCTAAATGAATTATTGATCGAAAGGTTGTTGCCGCTTTGTGCTCAGGGTATAAGTCCGCTGACGGAAACCCGTTACCGTGGATTCGTCCATAAGAAGCACGGTCATTTTATCATTAAAACAGAGGCTTAAATCATGTCGATTACTACAATTAAACACTGTCAAAATGCTCCGGACTACTGGTTCACGGTAGAAGATCGAGATCGGGAATGGGATGACGAAATCAAAGCGCTGGTCGTTACGTATTATGACGAAAGTTGTCCAGAAGGGCAGCGAAAATTGGTGGTTAACGAAGAAGATGCACTACTGATTCGCGATGCAATCAATGAGTTGTTTCCTGTTGAGCAATGAAAACAAATTATTACCTAAGAACACCATCTCGATGGTTGCCTTTTCATCTCAAGGAAAGGGTTTATCTTGGCCAATCAATTGATGGTTGGACCTTTGCATTGCATGTAATGCCAGAATATGACATCTATGATCTTCCTGATATGATTACATGGCTTAGTGCTAAATTGTCAAGCAACCAATCTGTTATCACAGATAATAATGGAAGGCATTTTTCCTTGTTATCATTTTTAGAAGTTATCACGAAGCGCAGTTGTTCATATATCATTAGATATGGCTGGGAAAGCGATTGGTGGACAAAGCATCCAACAGCATTTCGATTTTATGGGTATGCATCAGAGGAGGGCTTTCATCGCTTGAATGCTTCAGAACGCGGGCCAAGTGGATTGTTACGTCGTCAGATCGATGGAAAATTTTGCATCGATCATGGCAGTGGTACGTGGGACCTTTGCATTGGGGATTTTGCTTAAATGACTAATCTTTACGATTCGATAAAGAGCTACGCAAATAACGATCCGATTTTTGCAGAAGAGATTGATTCAGGTGGTTATTATTGGGGAAATAGCGCAATAGCTGTCCCGAAGCCGGCCGACTGGCAGAAACTATGCGTTGAATATCTTGAAATATCTGAACGGGATGATCCGTGCGCCAAAATGGCAGCACTTAATACCATCCTAGATGCTTACGCTGCTTTTAATGCTTATGTATTGCATTAACCCAGACTGCAGGCAAGAACGGCTTCGTTGCCTAGAAAGCCGCTACAACAAGAACCAACCTATTGATAGAACCGCTCATCGTCGAAGACGATACGAGTGCCCAGTATGCAATTTCAGATTTAGCTCTATCGAAATGATTATTAATGTACGAAAAACCGATGATTTAATGCAGGAGATGAACAATGATTGAAGAAGAATTTCTTGGTTGGCTTGATTGCGAGGTGGAAAACGTAACACTTCGTAAAGAATTGCTGTACAAGTGGATGCTCGCCGCATTCTCAGAGGGTTGGCAAGCGGGCTAGCGCTGTGCTATGATCGAGTCGTCGTCTGCACAG